CTTTAGGCATAAAAAAGATTGAGGTAGCTGAGTGGGGCGAGGAAGGCAAACCTTTAATAATATACTGCTCACCATTTACATTAGGAGAAAAAAGAAACCTATTTAAAGGTGCTAAGAATGATGATCTTGGAGTATTAGTAGATGCAATAGTTCTTAAAGCCAAAAATGCTGATGGAGAAAAAATATTTAAGCTAGATGACAAGCAAACATTATTGAATAATGCTGACGCAAATGTTATAGCTAGAGTAGCAACAGAAATGTTGAATGGTGTTTCTTACGAGGAAGCTGAAAAAAAGTAAGATTTGATTCTGAGTTATATACTGTACTTGCTCTGGGTCATGAATTAAAAAAAAGTATGGAAGAAGTTCTCTTGATGAGTCAAGATGAATTTCATTATTGGATAGCTTACTTTAAAGTGAAGGCAGATAAAGAGAAACTAGAACATGGCAGATCAGCAGTTAAACATAAAACTTAATGTCATAGACAATGCTTCAAAAGCATTAACAGACGTAAAAAATTCAATATTTAATTTAAGAAATGCACTTGCTGGTCTTGGTGCAGGATTTGCTATTAATTCATTAGTAAAAATTGGTAGTCAAGCAGAACTTACAAAAAATAAATTATCATTTTTATTTGGGTCAGTAGAAAAAGGTTCGCAGTCATTTAACATACTAACTGAGTACGCAAGTAAAGCACCATTTGCATTTGAAGATATAGTTAATTCTGCAAACAATCTAGCAGTAGTATCTAAAACAACAGATGACTTATCTAAGAACTTACAAATAGTTGGTAATGTTGCTTCAATAACTGGTTTAGATTTTCAAACAACTGCTGAACAAATATCCAAAGCTTTTACTAAAGGATTAAATTCAGCAAGAATATTTCAAGATAAAGGTGTAGCAAGTTTATTAGGATTTCAACAGAATGCTGAAATAAGTGCATTTGCTACTCAAGATGCTTTTAATAGAGTATTTGGTGTTGGTGGAAGATTTGCACAAGCAACAGATGTATTAGCAAGTACATTTGAAGGAACATTAAAAAAATTAACAAACACATTTACTAAATTTCAAACAGATATTAACAAAGCAGGTTTCTTTGATTTTTTAAAAGCTGGATTAGATACTATAAATAATCTTATATCTAAAAATTCAGATACATTTAATCAATTTTCAAAAACTATTAGCGATACATTAATTAGTGCAACCAAAGGTGTTTTATTAGGTACTGGATTAATTATAGATGCTGTAGCACCAATATTCAAATTTGTAGCTGATGGTGCTAGAGGTTTATTAACTATATTAGATTCACTTCCAAGTGGTGTTAGAGAACTTGGTGTAATAGGATTCTTGTTATTAGGAACTGGTGGAAAAATAGTAGCATTAGCTTTAGGTTCTTTATTAGATGCTCAAAAGAAATTTGTAGAACAATTTAGTAATCAAAAGTTTTTTCTACAAGAAAATAATTCATTAATTGAAAAAGAAACTGGTGCTTATGCAACTATTAAAGATTTCTTAAAACAAATTGAAGAACAGCAAAAAACAAATATTGAAAATCAAAAGAAAACGAATGAATTAATAGATCAAGCAGGAAGAAGTTTGGGAAATCAAGTGTCTTTATTAGATCAAATTATAGAAAAATTCAAACAATTAAACGGAGAAGCATTAAACGAATTAAACAAATCAGCAGACATTGTTGCTAAGACTCTTAATGATGCAATAAAAGGATTTTCAAAAGGAATAGCAGAATCAATAGTACTAGGAAAAAGTTTAGGAGACGCATTTAAGAATGTACTTAATAAAATATTAATAGATATTCTTGCAACACAAATAGAAATTATAATCAGAGAAGGTATTAATTTAACACTTAAAAAATTACAGACAGCAGAAATAGTTAAACAAAATGCTTTATTGGCACAACAACAATCTTTAGGCGGTGGCGGTGGTGGTGGATTTTTTGGTTCTTTATTAAAAATAGGTTCAAGTTTTTTTGGTGGTGGAACAACAAGTCCATTTGATACTGGTGGAGAAGCTATTTATACAAATTATGCTGAAGGTGGTTCTGTTAAAGGTGGAGTTCCTATAACAGTTGGAGAACGTGGTAGAGAATTATTTATACCTTCATCAAATGGAACTATTGTTCCAAATCAAGACTTAGGTGGTGGAATGAATATTACATTTAATATTCAAGCAAATGATGTTAGAGGTATTAGAGAATTATTAATTGATAACAGAGCAACCATAATTAACTTAGTTAATCAAGGTGCTAATGCGAAAGGTAGATCAAACGTAGTATGAGTGGAACATTCCCATCAACTCCATCACCAAGAGATGTAGTAATATCTTCTAATCAAAATACTATTGTTACAACAACAGCTTCTGGCAGACGACAAGCAAGACAAATAGATGCACAGAAATTTAGATTAAGAATTAGATTCCCAGTTATGACTAGAGCAGAGTTTGCACCTATTAATGCTTTCATATTAAAACAAAGATCACAAATGGAATCTTTTACATATTCTCCACCAACTATATCTACATCTTTAGGAGTTGCTTCAGGAGTTATTAGAGTTAATGGTGCTATTAGTGCAGGTGTTACAACTTGTTCAATAGATGGTATGGCTAATAGTACAACAGGAGTATTTAAAGCTGGAGACTATTTTAGATTTACTGGTCAAAACAAAGTTTATATGTGTGTTGCAGATGTAAGTTCTAATGGTTCTGGTCAAGGAACCTTAACTTTTGAACCACCATTAAGAACTGCTGTTGCTGACAATGCAATACTTATTTATTCAAACGTAGATTTTACAGTTGGGTTAACTGGAGATATTCAAGAGTTTAATATTAGCACAGAAAATTATTTCCAATACGAAGTTGATCTTATAGAGGTATTATAATGACTAGATCATTAAGTGCTGGAGTAATAGCAGAATTAGCTACAAACAAATTAAATCCAGTAGAACTTGTTTATTTAGGCATTAGTACAGGAACATATTATACAGATCATTTTGCTAATTTAACTTTCAATGGAAACACATATATATCTTCATCATTATTTTTAGGGAGTTCTGAAGTTCAAGAGACTGCTGACGTATCTGTAAATAATCTTACATTAAAATTCTCAGGTGCAGATACAACAATCATAAGTCTTTTATTAAATAACGATTACATGAATAAACCTGCAAATCTTTATAGAGGTTTCTTAGATGATAGTGGTACTTTAATAGCTGACCCATTTTTATTGTTTGAAGGTAGAATAGCTAACTTCTCACTTGAAGAAAATGCAACTACATCATCAATCAATGTTATTATAGCTTCTCATTGGGCAGATTTTGAAAAAGTACAAGGAAGAAGAACTTCTGAAAACTCTCAAAAATTATTATTCCCAACCGACAAAGGTATGGAGTTTGCAAGTCAAACATCACAGAAGATTAAATGGGGAGTTGCTTAATGAACGATTTATATAGAGTCGTACATCTGTTTAGGCAATTTCCTAGATATGATAAACTTACATACGCAGATATAGTTAAAAAAATAACACCTTCTTTAAATTTAGACCAATACCAAATTCATAGAGTTAATGGTCAAGATGTTGGTTTTACTAACTGGGCTTATTTAAATGATACTGTTGAAGAACGATTTAAACTTACTGGAAAGTTAAAACCTAATGAATGGAACTCAGGAGATAATATTTGGCATATTGAAACAGTTGCTAAAAGTCATTTAAGAGAAATTATGTCTTGGACTAAAGAATACTTTAGAAATAAATTAAATGTAGATCAACCTATTAAATGGTTAAGAGTAAAAGATAATAATATAATTTACAGAAGATCACAGAAGTTCAAAAGGGAGTTTCATATATAAATGGGTGCAGAAATTTTAACAGCGATTATAACAACCATAATAACAACAGCAATAAGTTATTTAATTGCACCAAAACCTAAATCACCAAGACAATCATCTAATGATGAAGTTAAAGGTATCTTAGTAAACAAAGACGCAAACAATAATCCAA